AGGGGGTAACCTGGGGGCCGCGCGCTGTCGGGGTTCTGACGGGACTCTCCGACTGATCCGGGCCGCAAGCCAGCTCTGAAATGGCGAGGGCGGCCGCCTCATCTTCATTCCTCTCGCTTCCAATCGACCAGGTGCAGGGCGAGGGCCGGGTCGATTCCCGACTCTTTCGCCTGGGCCATCGCGCCGATGATCGCCGACATGGCGCGCGCCCGGCCGCCCGCGTCGAAAGCCTGCAAGGGCTGCATGACGTCAATGCGCACTGCGCCGCCCAGCTTCGCCGACGCCTCGGCCGCCAGCAGTTCGGCCATGGGCTGCAACTGCCACGTTGCCAGATGCCGCTGCGCCTCGCGGATCACGGGGCCTGTCGCGGATCTGTTCAACAGCGCAGGCAAGACGCCATAAGCAGCAGCGATGCCGTCGCGGGCGGAGTCCAGCGTCTCGGCCGTCATCGACCGGGACAAGTCGGGGCTGAGCTGATCGGGCTTCTGGCCGAGCTGGGGATTCATCCCGGCCGCCGTCGCCTGGGCTACACCTTCCAGCACAAGCGTCGATCCGCGCCGCCCGCGAAAGGCATGGCGCAGCGTCTCCATGTCGTCGGCCCCGCTGTCGGGAAGGTGTGCAATGATCGAGCCGAGCGGGGCGTTTTCGAACACCTCGGCCAAGCCTGTTTCCACCGCATGGAGCATGGCCCCCGTGAGGCTCGCCCGGTGCAGGGGTGCCGTGCCCGTCCAGGGCGCGGTGATATCGGACCCGATACGCAGATGCAGCACCTCGGCGGCAAGCGCCGTCACGCTGCGCCCTGCGCCCGCCTCTGGCACAGTCAGGCGGTAGACGCGGGGGATGCCGTCTCGGGTCGTCAGCGACCAATCCACGGCAGGGACAAGGCCGGTGTCGCGGATCAGGAACACCGCTTCGCCGCGCAGCCCGGCCGAGCGGGCGATCAGCGCCATCGTGCGCCGGTCAAGGAAGGGGGTGCCTTCCACATCGGCGGCGGCGAAGGCCGATTCCCAAAGGCCGAGGCACGTCTGCACCGTGGCCGTCAGTTCGGCCAATCCGCGCCGCCCGCTGATATAGCTGTCACGGGCGGCCATGACGGCGGCGGTGTAGCCCGCGCCGCTCGCGCGGGTCTCGGGCTGGGCCTTGCGGCGAAACCAATCCATCACGCCCATGTCAGGCTCTCCATCGGTTGAGGGCGCGCACAAGGCCCGCGTCGGGTGCCTCGCAACCGGGCGTCCAGGCGCGCGCCGTGATCTGTGCCTGGGGATAGGCGGGACGGGTCACGGCGCTCAGTTCAAAGAGCTCGGCCGCCGTCACCGTTCGGCGCAGGGTTTCGCCCTGGCGCTCGATCCGCTCGCCACCGGGCAGGACGCGGAAGCCGGGCGACAGGCCCCGGATCAGCCCGGCCTTGTGGGCGGCGAGGAAGTCGCGCGCCCAGCTCGTGCCGGTGTCGATCTCCGCCTCGATCTCGAGCCCGGCGTCGGTGTCGCGCAAGGTCAGGCTGCCCGCCTCACGTGATGCCAGCGGTTTGGTGTAGTCGTGCCCGGACAGCAGATGGATATCCTCGCCCGCGTCGATCCGGGATGCGAAGGCCCTCGGGGCGACGGCTTCGCGCCGCCCCGGTGCCAGCTCGGTTTCCGCGCCATAGGGGAACACCGCCCGAAGGCGGGTTGCCCCGCCGTCGCTGCGCAGTTCCAGCGCGCCGAGCGATGCGCCCCACAGCATCACGGGAACGCCAGCTCGAGGCCGGTCAGCACCTCGACCTGGGCAGGCCGGGCAACGGTCACGTCCATGGTCGCAAGTGCCGTGATGCGAAGGCCGCCCGACTGGGCGTCAGTGTACGGATCGCGGATCATGTCGACCGCGCCCCATGCGCCGACGAAGACCGGGGCCACCCCGCCGGCCGCCGTGGTCAGCACCGCCGAACAGGCCGAGGGAGTGCCGGCCGGTGCCGCCAGACCGTTCGCCGTCATCACGACTTCGCCCAGGGCTTCGGTCAGCCGGTCAAATTCAAACTTGAATCCGCCGTCGCCGACCATCTGCCCGTCGAGGAAGTCCCACAACTCGGGCCGGATCAGCGCCCGCACGTCGCCGGGGCCGGTCGCCGCGTTGCCGGTCAGGAACCGGGTGACGGCTGCGCGGAAGGCCGCCCAGCTCGCAACGGCGTCCACAGCCGTGGCATTGATGCCGTAGGTCGCCGCGCCGGTGATGATGCCAAGCGGCTGGCCGTTCGCCCCGGTGCCGAGGAACACGGCCGCGTCCATCGCCTGCCCCATGGCGCCCTGCATGTCGCGCCGGATCGCCTGCTCGAGGGCCGCGCCCGACTGTTTCAGCGCCTTACGGGTGATCCGCATCTGAATCCCGAGGTTGTGGTCGGGTGCCATCGCGCGATCCGTGGTCGCGTAGGCAGTCGGCCCTGCAACGTTGGCGCTCTCACCATCGGCCCAGCCCGCCGCGACGGCCGAGGTCGTCACCGGCCATTCAACCGCGCCCGCCTCGATCGCGATCATCTGAGCACCCATGCGGGCCGCCACGCTGTCGGGGAAAAGCCTGTCGATGATCGGCATGGTCTGCACCGGGTCAGGCGTACCGCTGGCCACCGTGTTGCGCAGTTCGAGGGCCTGCCAAGGAACCGGAACGCCCCGGAAGCCGCCCGCGTTGCGCAGCTCGGTCACGATCTCGGCCGTCTGGCCGTTGAGGCTGCGCCCCTCGTCCAGGTGCAGCGCGACCTGGCGAAGCTCGAAACCCGCCATCATCTGCGCCCATTCGGTCGCCGAGCGCGTCTCGAGGTCCGCGCCCGCTTCGCGGCGTTCGGTATCCTCGGCGATCAGCGCGGCGCGGTAGCGGGTTTCGTTCTGGCGGTACTCGAGGTCCAGTTCGCCCATGCGGCGCAGCTCATCCTCGGTCGGGGTGTCCTTCCCGGCCAGCTCGGCGAGGGATTGGCGGATTTCGCTTTGCCGCCGTGCGATCTTCACAGAATCGAGCATCGAATTTCCTTTCTGCTCTTGGGTGTCTTGCCGGGACGCTCGAGCGTCTCGACGGCTTCCCGCCAGTCTTGGCGGTCTTCTCGGGGCGGGGGATGCCCGCACTCGATCCGGGTTTTCCTCGTGTGGCAGGATGGGCAGAGGGCTTGCAGGTTGCCGGGGTCGTAGGACAGATCGGGGTGCGTCCTGACCGGCTTGACGTGATCCACCTCGAGCCGCCCGCCGCAGCCGCAGGAGCGGCAACGGTATTTGTCGCGCTCGAGAATTTCCGCGCGCAGCACCTTCCAGCGCGCCGTTCGGGTCACGCGGGCCGAGTGCCGATGATGTTCGCGTCTCACGCCCATAGCATCCTCGCCCGTGTCTTCGGTTGCGCCGCGATCCGCGCGCCCTGGGCGACGGCCAGCACAGACGCGGCGGCGGCGTCGATCCGTCCTGTCGAGCGGGCTTTGGCAAGTTTCAGGTTGTTGGCGGGGTCGCGCAGACAGACCGCATCGGCGAAGGCCGAGCGCAGCAGCAGGGACGGCCGGGCCTTGATCTGGCCATCGAAGGCGGCGCGGCGAAACCGCTCGCAATCCTCACCCCCGTCGCGGAAGCCCTGGCCGCGCCAGACCAGCGGCGCGCGGACCCCGGCGCGGGTGATCGCTTCGCCCAGTTCGGCCTGCTTGTAACGGTCTGCCGTAAGGGCAAGGATCGGCTGATCCGCAACGTGACGCATCACCTCGACCAGCCACGGGGCGACAGGGACAGTCTTGTCGCCGAGCGTGGTCAGCTCGCCCCGCTTGTGCATCTCGACATACCGCCCCGCGACCCCATCGGCCTGGCCGCGATCCAGGAGCGAGGGCTGCGTCGGAAAGGTGCCCACCGCCTCGAGGCGTCCGGTACTCGGCCAGTAGAAGCTGGCGGCGGTCATGCTGGCCGAGCCGCCGAGGTCGATGCCGATGACGACGCCACCATCACGCGGGGGCAGGTCGTCGGTTTCGCAGGCAAGCCATTCGTCCAGGGTGATCAGCAGATCGCGCGTCTCGCCCGAAACCCTCTCATTCCGGTTGTAGAGGCGGAAGGACGTCAGGCTCGATCCGCCCCGTGCAATCGCGCGCTGCGCCTGCGCCTCGAGCCATTCGATGCTGCCGCCGATGCCATGAAGGGCGCCGGGATTGGCGATCAGCAGGCTGTCGCGATCATCGGCGGGAAGGCCGGGCGGGGGGCGATGCTCCTGAACGTAGGCGCCGGGCAACGGGTCGTCGATCCACTTGGAAAATGGGTGCGTGTCATCGCTGGCCGATGTGCTGATCAGGAAGGCGCGACCGTTGCGCTTGCCCAGGCCCGACAGGAGCGCGTGTTCCAGCTCGTCGCCGCGATCCAGCGCCCAGTGCCCGCGCTCGTCCAGGATCGCCATGGTCGGGGCGCCGCCGAGCGCAGACTTGCCATCGGCCGCGATGACGCGCAGCACATGGCCGCCACCGTCGCCGTGGAATTCGACCTGAAGGCGAGGCGCGCGCAGAAAATTCAGCTTGTGTCGCAGTTCAAGGGGCAACGACGCTGCAAAACCGGCCACGAAGTCCCAGATGATCTTGCCCTGATCTCGGGTGCGGGCCGCGCAGATGATCTCGCGCCGGGGCTGATCGTCCCAGATGCCGATCAGACCGCCGAGGGCCAGCCCGGCCGTGATCGCCGACTTGCCGTTGCCCCGGCCGATGCTCAGGACAGCGGCGCTTGTGTCGGGTGCGAGCGCGCCCTCGATAAACTGCCGCTGGAACGGGGCGAGCGTCACCGTCTGGCCCGCGTTCGGCCCCTCGGGAATGGACAAGCCTTGCAGCATGGTCATAGCTCTTTCGGCGGGGGTGCCTTCCGCCCGATCCCGGCCGAGCGCGAAAATTGCTAAGTCTGTCCGTCGGTTTCCGGCCCTCGCCAAATCGTCGGCATTGGGACCAGCAGAGAAGAGGTCAGGCTCGCGGTTGAGCATGGGAACAGGCTTAGGGGCGGGCTCGATCTTCGATCCGTCCGCCTTCCTCCATGCTCTCTGTCTCGTCGCCTCGGTCATTCCTTCACCTCGTACGTCTTGGGGTCGATCTGGCGGACAGGACCTGCCGCTCCGAACGTCCCGAGCTGACGGTCGCGATGGGTCTTTGCCCCGTGCTTGGTCCACTTCGTGAAGGCAACGTCCTGCGTCGAGGCAGGCAGACGGCGGGCCGCGATCTTCGCGCGCGCTCTTTCTTTCTTCTGCCTGCTCATCTCCATCTCTCCGTTCAACCGTTCTTCTCTTGCGTCCCTGCCAATCGGTTCAGACCCCGGTTGACGGTCAGAAAGCGGGTTACTGCGACAGGGCATCAAGACCCCGCCTCCCGCCCTGACCGCCGCCATGTTGCTCTGCCAATTCGGACGAGCCCCAGCATTAGGCCAGACCTGCCTTTCCCTCGGCTCGGTCCGCTCTCCCATGTTCACCGCCAGAGGGGGGCAGTGGGCGCTTAGGGCTTGGAGAGACCGTCAGTGACGGAATAGCTGCCCTTGTGCTTTGCGCCGTTTCCCGGTAGCACTTTGCAGTGACAGCCCCGGCTAACCCGTGAAAGCCGACTGCCACTGATGGCCCGCCCCTGAATGGCGGGCCTTCTTCTTTCTCACCTCTCGATCAAAACCAGCTCTTGTGTGTCGTGGTCGGGAATGGTGCCCAGCTCGGCCACCAGCCGCCGCATGATCTGCGCCTGGCGCGATGTGGGCCGCCATCCGGGCCGCTTGCCGTGGCGCGCGATGGATCGGACAAAGCCCTTGATCCAGTCGTC